GCTGGCGCTTACCTCAAGGGCAGGGCGGACAACTCGTCTGCCGCCACCGCCGACCGGCTGAAAGCCGCCAACAAAGCAAGGAAAATCGAAGATGAAACCAGTAAGCTTGGCGGCGGCGATGTTGATGCTGCTCTGTCTCGGTGGATGCGTGACAGCCGGTAGCTACTGTGACGTAGCCCGGCCTGTCCGCCCGAGCGTCGAGGACAGCCTAACAGACGGCACGAAGCGCCAGATCCTCGCGGAGAATACCAAATTGGAAAAGCTATGCGGGGTGCGGCCGTGAAGGCGCGAATGTGGCTGACCTGCCTGTGGGAGGGAGTGGCGGCAAGGGGGATTATCGGATGACGGGCGCTGAAATCATGGCCGTTGTCGGCTTTATCGTGATGCTGATGGGCTTTCTTTTCGGCCTCTGGAAGTACGTGGAAAGCCAGATCGCGAAAGCTGAGACGCGAAACGCGGCAAAAGCTGATGCTGCAACGGCTCTTGCCAGCCTGACGCGGCAGGAGCTTTCCGACTACAAGCTGCGCGCGGCTGAGACGTTCGCCACCAAGGCGGGCATGCAGGAACAGACGTCGCAGATCATGCGAGCCATCGAAAGTGTGGCGCACCGTATCGACGGGCTCACCGAGCGGATTGATAATCTGATGCAGCCAAAATCGATGAGAAGTAGAACTTAATTCCTGAAGAGTTGGAACCAAAGATACCACAGACGCATTATATGTTCGGAAATACCAAATAAGAATGGAGAATATAATATGCGTCGTATTTTTCTAGCTGCTGTTGCAACTGCCGCACTCGTTTCTTTTGCAAATGCGCAGAACGCTACCGCAACACAAGAAGAGGCGTTTGTTACTGCAAAGCCTACCGACGTTATTACAAGTAATATTCTGAATCTCGATGTTACGAATTCTAACGATGAGAGCATCGGTAAGATCCAGGATGTGGTGATGGGCGACGGTGACGTCGAAGGCTATATCGTATCGGTTGGCGGCTTCTTGGGCGTAGGCGAAAAGTATGTGGTCGTTGACCCGGATGCCATCGAGATTGTCTATTCTGAGAATGATAATAAATGGTCGGCAAAAATGAACGCCACCAAGGAACAGCTCGAAAAGGCCACCGAGTTTAAGTACGAGGGTCGATGGTCCAAGTGACCAGTTTCTTAAGAGAGCGGCTTTCGGGCCGCTCTTTTTATTTAGTCCATTAACACCACATTTATCGAGATATTCCATCCTGTATATTGCGCCACTCACCAGGGTTAGCGAGCCTGTGCTGATCATTTCGTAACATCTAACTGATATTCCCGTCTTACAAGTTCGGCGATATTCTCGCGCCAATTGGGGTCAGACGCTTGTATTCTGTGCAATAATTCCACTTCAAGCCGAATGGAAATACTGGTCTTTTCGATTGGATTTTTTGGGCGACCACGGCGCTCACGCCTACGGGTTTCATTCATCAACAACTACACCTGTTCCATATTCACAAAGCGGAGGCTGGGGGATGAACCTTGCGTGAAGGTTGTGTTGCAGCTTTTCCATTTCCCACTTGACATCTCACCTCGAGACTCATTCTCCTTCCGCTTTCGGACGACCAATCCGAGCCGCTCACCACGGCTATTCAACCAAACACGAGGAGACTGTATGTCCCATGACAGACAGGGCGCGGGTGCGCGCCTTTCACACGAAGAACTCCTGCGGCGCGCCGAGGCTTACCGTGAGCACGGCACGCTGGTTAAGGCTGCCGCTGCGCTCGGCATAAAGAAGTCGGCGTTCCACGAGAGCATCAAGCGGGCGGCGGAGATTGGGCTGTTGGGGCCGGCACCGACGCTGCCCGGTTATGCGATCAAAAGCCTGACCGAGACGCCGAACGGCACATATATGCGCCAGACGAAAGAGGCTGGTCCGGTTTACGAGCCAACGGCTGGCCTCGCTGTCAAAGGCAAGACGACGCTCGTCAATGCCGAAGGCAGGGTGATTACGCAGCACATTATGGAGCGGGCTGATGCCAGCGCACAGCGGGCGGCAGTCGATGCCATGGTGGCAGCCCTGTCCGAAAGCTTACCGCGCGTCAGCATTATGCCCGCTCCGCGCGGCACTAGTGCGGATTTATTGAACTTCTTCTGCCTAACGGACGCCCATTTTGGGATGCTGGCATGGCGGGAAGAAACCGGCGCTGATTACGATATCGAGATTGCAGAGCAGCTTGTTACGGACTGGTTCGCTGCCGCGATTGATCTCGCGCCTGACGCTCATACCGCTGTGCTGGCGCAGCTCGGCGACCTTGCTCACTACGACAGCATGGAAACCGTTACGCCTGCCAGCAAGCACGTGCTGGATTCGGACTCACGCCTGCAGAAGATAATTCGCGTCATCATCCGGACAGTTCGGCGTGTCATCGACATGCTGCTGCAAAAGCACCAGCACGTGCACATCATTATGGCACAGGGCAATCACGACCCGGCCTCATCGGCGTGGCTGCGAGAAATGCTGGCGGCGATGTATGAGAACGAGCCCCGCATCTCCGTCGATAACTCGCCCAGCCTTTATTACGCCTACGAGTGGGGTAAGACAGCCGTATTCGCACACCACGGCCACAAGCGCGGCGTTAATAACGTCGATGCGACGCTCGCTGGCATGTTTCGAGAAATGTACGGCCGGAGCAAATATGCCTATGCGCACATCGGCCATTTGCATTCGGACGAGGGGCGTAAGTCCGGACTGATGTATGTCGAGCGCCATGAGACGCTGGCGGCTCCAGACGCATATGCTGCTGGCGGCGGCTGGTTGTCAGGCAGATCGGCGAAGGTCATCACGTACTCGAAGCTGTACGGCGAAGTTTCACGGCTGACACTCCGGCCTGAAATGGTGCAGGGCGCGGCACGTATGCCGGTCGCCGCAAATGATAATCACCCTAAGCGGGCTGCAGCCTGACCACCGCGCCGCCCACCAAGCGGCGCTTTCACCACAAACACGAGGAGATAACATGCTTGAAGAAGCAGAAGACCGCGCTGCGCGAGCGGCTGTTGAAGGGCGGCAGATGAGGGTAGGTGGGGCGGTTATAAGTTGCCTGCCAAAACCTTATAACGATAATCTGCCCGTTGCCCAGCAACAAGCACGCAAGCCTCTCGTCATCATCGAAAGCCCGTACGGCGGCGACATCGCACGCAACACTGAATATGCCCGCGCCTGCCTTCTGGACAGTTTGCGGCGCGGAGAGGCACCCATCACGAGCCACTTGCTGCATACGCAAGTGTTGGAAGACTCGCGGCCTGATGAACGTGAGCTCGGCATTGAGGCTGGCCTCGCGTGGTATCGCGTGGCAGAGAAATGCGTTGTTTACGGTGACCGTGGCATTAGCGGTGGTATGATCGAGGGCATCCAGCGGGCCAAGCGGTTTGGTGTGCTGGTCGAGTTCCGCAATATTGAAGCAAGGGCCGCAGCTTGAGAGCGCCGCAGGAGAAACCCCATGAGTAACCTTGAAACAGCAATTGCGGTAGCGGCAGCGGCGCATATGGACCAGAAGAGCGATAACGGAGATCCGTATATTCTGCATCCGCTGCGCGTCATGATGGCTCAGGAGACGCGCGAAACGCAGATCCTCGCTGTTATGCACGACATGATCGAGCACACGAAGACGTCGCTGAACGATATCTATTCGTTCGGCTTTGATGATGACATCGTGTTGGCCTTGAATGCGATCACCCGTCGCGATGATGAAGACTATCTCGTCTACGTCAAGCGGGCCTGCTCCAATCCTATTGCGCGACCGGTGAAGATCGCAGACTTGCGCGACAATCTACGTTCCTATGGCGACGATGAGGAGCATCGAGTGCGCTACACCGCCGCTCTCGAAATGATCGGGGAGGCGCCATGACCCCTTTCAAAGTTGGTGATCAGGTCGTTTGCATCGACGCCAAGGTCGGCTTCGAACAGTTCATCGAGATCAAGGAAGGCGAAGTCTACACCATAAGCTGGATAGGCCCATTCAAGCATTACACGCAGGGCAGTTTCATCGGTGTCTGCCTCAAAGGCGTCGATCGCGGCATCTGCCCGCAGTTCGGATATGACAATCCTCCATTCGCGGCGCGTCGGTTTCGTCCGCTTGTTCGGGATAAGCTGACATCGGTACGGGGACTGCTTGCAGGGGGCCCAGTGACTGAGAAGTTCGAAGAGCCGAAGCGGAAGGTGAGGGAGGAAGTATGAATTTCGTCGTCGACGGCACAGCGCCTATCTATGCCGACCTCACGTTGACGCCCGTCACTTCCGACGGCGGCAGCACGAGCTATTACGAGCTACCTCCACATGCGACCGAACTGAACGACCTGATCGAGCACAAAGGCATGTCCTTCGCGCTCGGCAACATCTTTA